CCTTGGAGATATTGAGTACCGTTCATCAACGGCTAACACAAACACCCGTCTTGGCATTGGAAGCAATGGGCAGTATTTAAGCATTTCAGGTGGCGTACCAGCATGGGCAGACATTTCGGCAGGTGGCATGACTTTGATTAGCACGACTTCATTATCAGGCACAACCACTACGCTTTCATCTATTCCACAAACTTACAATTCTTTATTTTTAGTTATTCAAGGAGTAACAACAAGTGCTGGAAATGATGAAGCTTTTGAGGTTCGACCAAACGGTGTTACCAATCTGTGTGACCAAGCCTATGTGAATAGTAATGGAGCAAGCACAAATATTGGTTATGGTGTTTATTTAAGTGGTGGTGCTAGCACAGACCGAACAAGCCTAAACAGTATTTGGTCATTAGAAATTAACAATTACACATCATCAACCCGTCATAAATCTTATGCTTTTGAGGGCGGTTATCAAACAGGTGCTAGCACAAGAAGCCCAATTACTGCTGGTGGTTATTTTAGGTCAAACACAGCAATTACATCTTTGGTTTTTAACTATGCAGGTGCAAACATGAACGGTGGAACCGTCCTACTTTACGGAGTGAAATAATGCCTAAAACAACAACACGCCCAATGGTTCGCATCCATGATTTATCAACAGATCAAGTGATAGACCGCGAAATGAACGATGCCGAATTTACTCAATGGCAAGCAGAACAAACAGCGCAAGCAGAAGCAAAAGCAGAAGCAGAAGCAAAAGCGGCCGAAAAGTCTGCGCTGTTGGCTCGACTCGGTTTAACCGAAGATGAACTAAAAACCATTCTCGGATAATGAAACCTAGACTAAGTAAATCTGTAATCCAATTTAGAGAACAGGCAGATGATGCTTATCCTGACAGAGACCGCCGTAGTGACGGAACAATCGGAGATGCCAGGCACGCAGCCTCAAAGAGCGATCACAACCCTTGCCCTCATACAGGGTACATCCGTGCTTTCGATCTCGATGCTTCTCTCGATGGGAAAAATGCCACAGCTCATTACCTTGCCGATCAGATACGAATTAACGCCAAGTCAAGCAAGCGCATTGCATATGTCATTTTTAATAAGCGAATTGCGAGCAAAAGAACACTCTGGCGCTGGGTCAAATACAGAGGCACAAACCCACATATTTCGCACATTCACATCAGCTTCACAAAGGCTGGCGATGAAGATCGCTCGTTTTTTCAAATCCCACTACTAGGAGGCAAATCATGAAAATCAAGAATCCACTATTCCTTGCAGCTGGAGCATTTTTAGCCGCATGGTCTGCAACTAACTTTGATGTTGATTACCGTGCCATCCTTTGGTCAGTACTGTCAGGCATATTTGGATATGCAACACCTAAACGATAATGACTGCGCAGGACATGGCGGCTCTTGCTGTTGCTGCCACGACCGTTATTGGTTCATTTATTGGCTCGGTGCGCTGGTTAGTAAAGCACTACCTAAACGAACTTAAGCCCAATTCAGGCTCATCAATGCGCGATCAAATAAATACATTGGAAGCGCGTGTTGAAACAATCATTCGTATCTTAGAGAGGTAACAATTATCTCATGGCGAGAAAAGCAACCAGACAATTAGAAGATCAAGGCTACTCAGAGCTTGATGCTTATTGCATTGGCTTGCATGAATTCTATAAATCCCTAAGAAAAGCAGGCTTTACTGAGTCTATTGCTCTATTCATGATTACGGAGCCACAGTCTTATCCAGCTTGGATCTTGCCATCTCCAGTCGAACCAGAAAGGTTTGGCGATTACGAAGATGAGGAAGATGACTAGCAAACAAAAGAATCGTTATTTGGTGATCAGCGATCTACAAATTCCGTTCCATCATGAAAGAGCTGTCAAGAATCTAATCAAGTTAGTTAATAAAGAGAAGTTTGATTTAGTACTAAACACAGGCGATGAGCTTGATATGCAATCTCAATCAAAATGGGCAAAAGGGACACACCTAGAATTTGAAGGGCGATTAGATGCCGATCGAACTCTGGCTCAAAACATCCTCTGGGATTTGCGCACCACAGATATCACAAGATCCAACCATACAGATCGTCTATACCACACTCTCGTTAGAGGCGCTCCTAGCCTCATTGGACTTCCAGAGCTTGACTACTCCCGTTTTATGGGTTTCTCAGACCTGGGGATACGCTTTCATAAGAAGCCATTTGAATTCCACAATGGATGGGTCTTAGTCCATGGTGATGAAGGATCAATGAATTCTAATGCTGGACTTACAGCTTTAGGCTTAGCCAAGAAATTTGGTAAATCAGTCGTTTGTGGACATACCCACAGAGCAGGCATATCAGCCTTTACAGAGGGCTTAGGAGCCCGATACAGGACTTTGTGGGGCGTAGAGGCAGGGAATGTCATGGATAAGGCAAAAGCCTCTTATTTGAAGGCTGGAGCCGCTAATTGGCAGATGAGCGTGGCGATTATAGAAACCCATGGAAACAGAGTTAGCCCAATGCTTGTTCCGATTAATAAAGATGGCTCATTTACTGTGTACGGCAAATTGTATGGATGATCTAATTAGGGATGTTTTCCCACTTAGGCGCACAATAGATAATGCTGTGGATGATGCAGAATCGTTACCATTTCGTTATCAAAATCAACCCAAATAGTCTGAGATCTGTGGTTCACTAATCCTGTAGCCAGCCGAATGAGCTGGCACAAGGGAGCAAGATGAAAACAACGATAGGTACAAAGAAAGCAGCTATTGAGTATGCTCAAAGAGGCTGGTCAGTTATGCCATTGAAAGCTAAGAAAAAAGATCCCCACTTTGATCTGATTAAAAATGCCTATTTAGGCGCCACCACAGATGAAGCTCTAATCGAATTTTGGTTTGATGTAGATCCAACAGCCAATATTGGCATTGCTTGCATCACATCTGGGCTTGTGGTTTTTGATGTAGATTTTAGAAATGGTGGAGAAATCCTAGAAGAGTTTGGTGAGACTTACACAGTCGCAACTGGTGATGGGTTTCATTACTACTACCAGGCAAGCCCATCTTTGACATTTAAGGGCTCATTAGAAGCTGGCATAGATATTAAGCACAAAGGATATGTTGCAGCTGCGCCATCGATTCACCCGAATGGCAAGATCTACACAGTAATAAACGATATTGAACCAGCAATGATTTCAACCGATCTATTAGAAATGGGAGCAAAATGAGCGACACATGGTTTTTCTTTATATTCTTGATTGTAGTGCCATTTGCACTTGCATTAATTTATGAGACTGTGGCACACAATAACTATCAACGCGGATTGCGTGAGGGATACCATCGAGGCAGGGCAGTCAATCGCCAGGAATTTTGGGCAGAATGAAAGCTAAAGAGATATTACAAAGTGCAACAGATGTCATGCAAGATCGTGGTCGAATCTATGGTCATCCGAAAATCAACCAGGATCGGATCGCTAGGAGACTTACCAATTTACTTGATTTCCCAATCGAGGACTACCAGGCTTGCCTTGCAATGGTCGAGGTCAAGCTCTCAAGAATCCAAGAGAGCCCCTCTCACATTGATTCCTACATAGATGCTTGTGCCTATCTGGCTCTAGCTTGTGAACTTAAAACAGAAGAGGATGAGTTATATGTTTAACCTAGATGAATACACTACCGTACGCGAAAGAATTATCGAGTTTTGGAAAAGGTACCCAAATGGTCGCATTGAAACTGAGATACTGGAATGGTCTGATAAACGCTTTATCGTTCGTGCAGCGATTTATAGAGAGACCACAGATCAACATCCATTCGCGACTGGGTTGGCTAATGAAGTCATATCAGACAGGGGCGTTAATAAGGATTTTGCGCTGGAAAATGGAGCTACTTCGGCGATCGGTATTGCTTGTGGTAACGCAAATATCGGAGTAGATAAACATAAAAGTAGCCGGGAAGAAATGAAGAAAGTTATAGAAGTCAATAAAGCTAAAGAGCCTGTAGATGAAGGGCATAAGGATTATTGGACTACTCCATTTGGAGAGCAAGAGGAATCAATCAAGAAAGTCCCAGCTCCTAGCACGATGGATCAAGCTGTAAATACTGTTGCAGAAATCCTAGGCACAGACAAAGATACGCCACATTGCCCACATGGTGCTATGGAATGGAAAACAGGAGTAACAAAGACTGGTAAGCCTTGGGGTCATTTCAAATGCTCAGGTGCGGTAAATGGTGAAATGGCAAGATGCCCTAAGGATCAAGATGTAATTTGGTATGAGATTAAACCAGACGGATCTTGGGGCAAACAAAAGGCAAGGGGATAACATGGGATATGTAGAAGTGCATAATGTAGATGGTGAAGGTGGATGGACGGATTTAGATGACATCCCATTAATTGAAACAGTCAATTGCCAATTATGTAATGAGCCAACAGAGGCTTGGAATATTATGGCTAACATTGTTATCAAGGATGGTTTGGTCTCTGTGGGTCAATGGCAATGTCGCAAATGTCATGCGGTAAATGGCTAATTCAAGGAGAGCAAGAGGTTTCCGCACAGAGCGTGTCGTAGCTGAGTACCTATCGACTTGGTG